ATTACAGCAAAAAACCAAGTTGAGAAAGCTAATTACCGAGCGACTAATATATTAATGCACCCGACAGATTTCAATAAATTGTTATCTACTAAAGACGGTGATTCAAGATATATTAAGGACCAAGTTTATCAAGGACTTGCCCCAAGTTTTGCAGGTATTCCAATTGTTACGAATACAAACATGGCAGAGGGTGAATTTATTCTTGGAGACTTTGCACAAGCTGCTCAATTATGGGTTCGTGAGAACGCAGGAGTTGAGTTTTTTGAGCAAGATTCAGATAATGTTCAAAAGAATTTTATCACTGTTAGAGTACAGGAAAGAGTTGCTTTTGCGACGTATTTACCAAATGCGTTATGTAGAGGTTCATTCGCTACTGTTATCGCAGCTTTATAATAAGTTAGCGTTTATATTTAAAAGGGGGCTAAATGTCCCCTTTTTTTATGCCCTAAACTTTTTTTTAAAATAAAATGTAAAATATTTTTGCTATATATAAAATATTTCTTATATTTACATTGTAAAACAATAACAATTAAAAAAAACAATTATGAAAACTTACTTAAACACATTATTAAAAGAAAAAGGAATTAGCCAAGAAACAATTATTGAAGTTCAGGGTCAAGAATGGGGAACAAATTTTATTCCTTTGTCAATTGTAATTGATTTTTTATCAAACGCAAATAAAACAACACAATTAAATGCAAAAAACAATCTTATAAAAATAGATTTTTACAACGGCGACATAATGCACTTTTTTACATACATAGCAAAATTTATCGCAAAATAAAACAACGGGGGTGTAAAAACCCCCTAAAAAAAACAATTATGGCACAAAATAAAATAAAAACGATATCAATAACTAAAACGGAATTTGAGTTAATAAAAGACTCTTTATTGCAAACAGATACTTATAATAATAAATATTCTAAATGCAATAATTACGAAAAATTAATTGATAAGTTTAGCGAACTTTCACCACATTTTGAATATAGTATAAAACCGATTATGTACGATGAGTATTAAAAAAAATATAAAAAAATTTAAAACAAAATTATGAGCAAACCATTAGAGATTGAAATGATAAGAATTGCATTAAGAGCAGTTAAAAACAATATTGCAACAATTAGAGACCTTGAATTTTTAGACAGGATTCAAGAAAAATACGGTACAAAAAACCCCGTTGAAATAATACTTTTAACTCAATGATAAATATAAAACAAAAAGCTAAAAATAAAATTTATTCTAATATTCTACATTTAGAGGCAAAGGTTAAACAGTCATTTAAAACAAGACACAAATCTTTAGACAGCTTAAGCTTTGAGCAAAGAATTACAGGCATACAATTCAATATAAATGAATTAAAAGTTTGGAGAAAATTAAAAGACTTGTCAAAATTATGATGTCATTAATTAAATCATTTAACGATGTTGTTTATACAATTCAAAAAAAATATAAACTTAAAACGGTTTTAATTATAATAGGATTAGCAATTTTATTTGATTTAATATTATTCGCAACTTGGATAATTTGCGTCTGGTTTGACTTGGCTTTTATTCACCCAATTGACATTGAAAATATAAGGAATGAACGATAAAGATATAAGATACATTGTAAGGATTTTTTTAATAATTGCACCGATTGCTTGGGCTTTTAGATTAGTCTTTTATTATAACGCACAAATTGACGCAATTTTCATGTTGTTATTTTCTTTAATTATATATAAAAATTCTCCTAATGATTAACGAAGATAACGAACTTGAAAAAATTAATAGAACGACAACAGCTGGAATGGTTTATAATCATGACCAAGAAAATGAGTAATTAAAATTAGAAAAGAATTTAAAAATGCGTTTTTTTTCATTTTGTTAATGCCGTCCTAAAATACCATTAGGGCGGTTTTTTTTATCTTTACTAAATGGATTCCAATCATTTAGGTTGTTTCGCTGAGTATTTATTCGCCTCAGAATGCACCAAAAGAGGTTTCGTTGTATCAATGCCAATATTAGATTCAAGCGTTTACGATTGTATCATTGACGTAAATGGAAGCCTTAAAAAAATTCAAATAAAGTCAACACAAAAAACACCTTTAAAGCATAGAAAATCAGTTCAAGTTCCTTTGCGAAACGACGATAATAAATATACTATTGAAAAAATTGATTGGTTTTGTATTTATTGCGAATATTTTAACGGCTTTTTTAATTTTCCTAATACTGGGAATATGCAGTCAATAAGATTATCAACAACGGGCAAAAGTTCAAAATATTTTAATAACTTTGTTTTTAATAGTAATTGATATTTATTATTAATAGTTTTTAATTCTTTAATTGTTTGGAAAGTGTCACATCTTCTTAGTGGCACTTTTTTTTTATCTTTGTTTAAAATACATATTATGAAAATTATTATACAAAGTGACATTTTATTACCTACTGGAATAAAAAGAAAGGGAGACGTTATTGACATTGACAATGTAAACGGTCAGGATTTAATTGACAAAGGAATTGGAATAATTGCAAAGGAGCAAAAAATTAAAAAGGAAACTAAGGAACTAAAAACGCCTAAGAAAAAAAGTAAATAATGTATCAAATAAAGATAAACTCAACAACGGGGTCTGAAATAATCTCAACCGCTGACGTTAAATCTTACGCAAGAATTGACACAACTGCGGACGATACTCTAATTAGTCAAATGATAACACAGGCAAGAATTGTTTTAGAAAACTATATCTCAAGAGATATTGTTGCAAAAAATAGAACTTTTTACAGAAGTTATGTTGACGACAGGTTCGAAGTACCTTTTGCCCCAGTAACAACAATTACATCAATTACGGTTGAAGATACAACGGCGGCTCATACGGTTTATGGTTTAGAGAAATCGGTTATTGAGTTAGATGAGTCACCCGCAAAGGACATGGAAATGGTTTATATTACGACGGGGCTTTCCGATAGTGCTATAAAAGAGGCGTTGTTGCAGTTTGTAACTACTTTATATGAAAACAGAGTTGATTTTATTGAGGGCAAAACAATGCAAAAAATACCAACTTCGTCAAAAGAATTATTGTCATCTTATAAGGCTTTATTTATATGAACATTGGAAAATTAGACACAAGGGTTTTAGTTGAGCGTTTGACAAAAACGGCAGATACTTACGGCGGATTTACATCAACTCAAGCAACTGCGTCAACCATATGGGCGGCTAAAAACGATTCTAAGGGTGATTTTAAGACAGAGAATGGAAAGCGTAGTCGATACGATGAAATTGAATTAATCATTCGTAAAAAGACCGCTGATACAATTCAAGATACAGACCTTTTAAAATTAGAAAGTGAAGCGGGAACCTATCGAATTAATTCTATTGTTGACACAGTTCAAAAATATTTTACTAAAATTATAGCCACAAAAATCAAATGATAAAACTTGACCCTAATGATATGGCTAAATTAACTCGAAAAATAAATCAATTAAAGGTTATTGATAAAAGAGGGGTTTCAACTGAACTTGGAAAAATGGGTTTAAGTTCTGTTAGAAAAATGAAAAAAACCGCACCAATTGACACGGGTAATTTGAGAAAAAATTTAGTTGCATTTGTTAGGTCTAAAACTTTATTTATTAGGTCAAGGGCAAAATATTCAGGATATGTTGAATTTGGAACACGATTTCAAAAACCTCAACCTTATTTTTATCCAACAATAAGGAGGGAAATAAAACTCTTAATTATTAATTTAGAAAAAAGAATTAAAAAAGCATTAAAATGATTGAGGCATTACAATTTATAAGGAAGGCAATTATAACACGCTTAACGGGTCAAATTACCGCTGGGGGTGGAACAGTGCCAATTTATAACAGAGTGCCGTCAGATGCAACCGAGCCGTTTATAAAAGTATATTCAATATCAAACGATGAGGTTGACCAAAATCAAACTTCATTTACAATGGATTGCGTCACAGGAATTGAAGTTGTTACAAGTTTCGATTCAGACGACGGGGGTGAATTACAGTCAAATCAAATTGTTAGTTCTGTTTTAAATTTAGTGAGAACCCGTTCCGCTGGTTATTATGACTTATCTTCAGACGGTTTCAATGTTTATACTTGCACAAACGAGGGGATTAATTATATTGAGGAAGACGCCGAAGATAAAACATACTTTAGAGCAATTATTCAAATATCTAACAGAGTACAAAAAATTTAAAATTATGGCATATATAAGCGAACACATATCTTGGACCGAAGCGATAAGGTCAAACACTGCTAAAAAACATGAGATTGAAAATATACCAAATCAATCACAAATAGTAAACATGAAATCTATTGCTAAAAATATCTTTGAACCCTTAAGAACTTGGGCAAACGAGCCGATTCGAATAAATAGTTTTTTTCGGTCTCCCGAACTTTGTATAAAAATAAAATCAAAACCAACAAGCCAACACACTAAGGGTCAAGCCTTAGACATTGACGCAATGGGTGAAAAAACAAATGGCGAACTTTTTGAATATATAAAAGATAATTTGGACTTTGACCAGTTAATTTGGGAGCATGGAGACAGTGAAAACCCTGACTGGATTCATATTAGTTATGTCGATAAATTAAACAATCGTAATCGTATTTTAAGAGCGGTAAAAAAAGGTAAAAAAACAACGTACGAATATTATGTTTAAAGTTCTTTTAGGTTTATTAAAAGGCGGAGGTAATTCTCAAAAATCACCAGTTGGGAATTTAGCTTGGGAAATTAGAGAGGCTATAAAAGGCAAAGAACTTGACCCTACGCAAATAATAGAATTACAAACAAAAATTAACGAAGTTGAAGCACAACATAGAACTGTTTTTGTTGCAGGTTGGAGACCTTTTATTGGTTGGGTTTGTGGCGTTGCTTTAGCTTATAATTTTGTTATAAGAGATTTATTAATTTGGGCGGTTGACCCCGCCGAAGTTCCTCCCGCCTTACAAATGGAGCATTTAATGACTGTGTTGCTTGGAATGTTAGGACTTGGAGGACTTAGGACATTTGAAAAAGTAAAAGACAAAGTAAAATAAAAAATATTATGGAGGAATTAAACGAAGAAACAAAATTTCAAATTAGCATTAAGACTTTGATTGCAATCGCCGTAGGCTTATCAACACTAATTGGAATGTGGTTTGCACTACAGTCAGATATTGAAGAAGCTAAAAAATTGCCTGAACCTGAAATCTCACGCATGGAGTACGACATGAAAGACGAAATGATAAGAAATTCAATTTTAAATACTGAGGACAAAGTAAACTCAAACGGTGATAAACTTGACAAAATAGAAGAACGGTTGTACAAGATAAAAACCAATTAATGAAAAAATTTATAATTACAATATTTATAATTTTAGTAAGTGGTTTTATAACTTCTTTTAGTATGTTACAATCTGAAATAAGATTGCTACAAATAAACGCTCAATGGAATAGAAAAAACGATATTAATCTTGATTACTTACCCGCCTTTTATAATAACTTAAAAATAAAAAAGGATTTTGCATTATTAGAAAGCCAAACTCCTGATATTAAAAAAAGCATAAAAGCGGTGCCAATTATTATCTTGTTAGTTGATGGAAAACAAAAATACCAATGGACGGCTAATTTATCCTTTAAATTAAACATAACAAAAGACGAGGTTAAAAATGTTTTAAGTAAAATACTTCAATAAAAAAAATGGCTAAAAAAATATTAAATATCTTTGTAGAGAAAAAAAGGACTAAAAGAAAAGGTGTTCATTCTAAAAATGCAAGTAAAGGACAAACAGGATATAAAAAAAAATCTGTTGGTCAAGGTAAAAAAAGATAATAATTAAAAAAAAACATAAATGTCAAACGATTTATTTTATTCAGGGAATTATCAAAAGGCGGCTTTTGGTGAATTTGGATTAAGAATTATAACAAACGGAAATACTTCGGTTGTTGGTGAAAAATTTAACGCAATTCAAGTGATTGACGATTGCGATATTTCATGTACTAACGGTACAAGTGGAGGCGATACAACAATTACAAACTTAGAGCTTGTTGTTGGTCAAATAATATATGGCACTTTTTCAGCCATAACAGTAAACTCGGGGTCAATCATTGGTTATATTGAATAATGTTAGGACTTGGGCAAACGTTAGCGAAGTCAGCAAATATGATATGGTTGGCGATTCAAGATAAATGGGCGGGGTTAAATCGAAATTTTAATTCACTCAATAACAACTGGGACGATATTTAAACCAAAAAAAAATTAGTAAATTTGTATTTATAAAATCAAAGTAAATGGGGACTACATTAACAGGAACAAAAGTAAAAGATACTTATAAAAGTTTAGTAAAATTAACCGATAACGCCGAAGCAAGTGCAACGGGTAAACAGTTAAGCGATGGGAACGGTAACGACTTAGGCGTTTTTGTTGATACCGATGGGGTTGTTGGAATTGGTGCTGCGGCAGGAGTTTCGTTAGACGTTTCCTCTAAAACAGACGCTATAAGAATACCAAATGGAACAACTGCTCAAAGGGTTACAGGAACAGCGGGTCAAATAAGATATAATACAACAACTAATAAAATTGAGGGTTACGTTGCAGGGTCAACAAATGATTTTGTTGATTTGGGTCAAAGTGCTGGAGGTGGCGGAGATTTAACCGCAATAGTGGCAGGAAATGGATTAACTGGGACAGATTTGTCAGGACCAATTCCAACCCTTAACGCCAACGTTGACGACGCAACAATTGAAATAAACTCAGACGCTTTAAGGGTTAAAGATGCGGGTATTACTGCCTCAAAATTAGCCGCTGACGCTATTGGTTCGGCTTCTATTGCAGACAATGCCGTTGTTACTGCCGCCATAAATGCAAACGCTGTGACGGCTGCAAAACTTTCATTATTAGACGACGCAACCGCTGCAACTGACACCCACATTTTAGTTGCTGACGGAACTGATTTTATAAACAAAGCGGTTTCAGGAGACGCGACACTTGCAAACACTGGAGCAATTACAATCGCAAACGATGCGGTTACCTTTGCGAAAATAGAAAACAGATATACGGAATTGGTCGCATTAGGGAGTAATACTTCTTTTGCTTTAAATTTTTTAAATGGTACAACTTTCACCGCAACCGCTTCGGGGGCTGCGACTTTTACATTTTCAAACGCCGTACAAGGTCAAACAATTGATTTGATTGTCACTGGAAATTATGCTTTAACTTTTGCAGAGTCGGGCGGTACATTTAATAAAATAGGTTCAACAAATTACGACGGCACAACAACAAATATCATTCAAATAACTTGTACCGATGACACAGGAGGAGCAACAATTTATCATTATACAGTTGCGACCTATGCGTCTGGTCAACCACAATAAAAATAAATAGAACATGGCTAAATATGCAATAAATAACAACGGAACGATTACAGTAAGTGAGGGAATACCTAACACCTTTTTAGTTTCGGGGGGTGCCGTAATTGGTGGAGGTTCAACATTATCACAGTCTGAGGCTTCTGAAAAAGGTTTTTTTCCTGTCGTTATGCCTGAAGATTACGACGAAAGGATCCATGATTTATCTGAAATATTTTTTGTCAGTAAAGACCAGCATTACACTTATACAAAATCAAATAAAAGTTTTTCTCAAAATTTAGATGATTTAAAAGCCTCAAAAATAGCCAATCTTAAAAGTCAGGCAAATAGTAAATTGCAACCAACTGACTGGTATGTTATAAGATATGCCGAAGATAATTCAAAAACAATACCGTCAGAAATTGC